CGAGCTACCGCGCAGTGATCGATCGGGTGCTGGCCCGGAATCCGAAGGCCGGCATCTGCGGCCTCACGGCCACCCCGAACCGCGGCGATGGCAAAGGCCTGCGCGAGGTGTTCTCGAACGTCGCCGACCAGATCACCCTGGGCGAGATGATCGCCAGCGGCCACCTCGTGTCGCCGCGCACCTTCGTGATCGATGTCGGCGCCCAGGAAGCCCTGGGCAGGGTACGCCGCACGGCCCACGACTTCGACATGGAAGAGGTCGCCGCCATTCTCAACACGGCCCCGATTACCCAGGCGGTGATCAGCCACTGGAAAGAGAAGGCTCGGGAACGCAAGACGATCGTCTTCTGCTCGACGGTCGCGCACGCCGAGAACGTGACCGAAGCCTTCGTCGCCGCCGGCGTTGCCGCGGTCCTGGTGCATGGCGAGTTGTCGGATGCCGACCGAAAGGCTCGGCTCGCCGACTATGAGACCGGCAGTGCGCAGGTCGTGGTCAATGTCGCGGTGCTGACCGAGGGCTACGACTACACCCCGACCGGCTGCATCGTGCTGCTGCGCCTGAGTTCCTACAAGTCGACCCTGATTCAGATGGTCGGCCGCGGACTGCGCACCGTGGATCCCGAGGAATACCCCGGTGTGGTCAAGACCGACTGCGTGGTCCTCGACTTTGGCACCGCCTCGCTGATGCACGGCTCGCTGGAGCAGGAGGTCAATCTCGATGGCCAGTTGCACCAAGGCGAAGCCCCGACCAAGGAGTGTCCCGAGTGTGGCGCCGAAGTACCACTGGCCTGCATGGAATGCCCTCTGTGCGGCTACGTCTGGGAACGCCATCACGATGCCCTGCCGCTGGCCGATTTCGTGATGAGCGAGATCGACCTCCTGAAACGCTCCAACTTCTGCTGGTGCGACCTGTTCGGGTGCGACGACGCCCTGATGGCCACCGGCTTCAACGCCTGGAGTGGCGTCTTCTTTCTGAACGGCCGCTGGTTCGCCGTCGGCGGCGGCAAGGACCTGCGAGCGAGGCTGCTCGCGGTGGGCGAACGCACCGTGTGTCTCGCGCATGCCGACGATTGGCTCAACGAGAACGAATCCCAGGACTCGGCGCACAAGAGCCGACGCTGGTTGCGCGAGTCGCCGACGGAGAAACAACTGCAGTACCTGCCGCCGCAGTACCGCCAGGACTTCAGCCTGTCCCGCTACCAGGCCTCGGCGCTGCTCTCGTTCCAGTTCAACAAGGGCACGATCCGGCGCCTGGTGATGGCGGCCAACGATGCCCACGGCGATGCGCGGGAGGCGGCTTGAAATGCGCAATCTGTTCCCGACAAGCGCGGGGGTTCGGTTGCTTCAACCCTCGGCTCAAACGCAGCGATCCCCATCGCACCACCGATCGCTGGCAGTTCTGCTCGATGCGCTGCCAAGACGCCTTCGCTCGCCTCATGGAAAGAACGGAGGGGCAAATGATTGACCCGAGTGAGATGGAACTGGCCGCCATGAAGTCCTGCCTGCCGCCGCTTGGCGAGTATGTGGCTTCCATCGGCATGGCGCGCCCGCTCGCCGACTACGCCAAGGCGGAAGTCCTGCGCCTCGTCGAGGTCGTGGTCGACGCCTACCAGGCGCACATGCTCCAGGAACACGAACGCCTGGCCGCGAAGGAGCGGGCGTACTTCGAGGCGAGGCTGAGCCGTCAGCCTGCCTCGTCAGGAGGGCTGCGGTGATGCTCGACTTCAATCATCAACCCCGACTCCACGAGCGGTTCGCGCAGGTGATCGACCAGGCACTCGACGCCGAGCGTTCCAAGCAGACGCCACGCCAGTACCTCGGGGCGTCACGCCTCGGGGTGAGTTGCGAGCGTGCCCTGCAGTTCGAGTACGCCAGCGCGCCGGTCGACCCCGGAAAGGGTTTCTCGGGGCGGACCTTGCGCATCTTCGAGGTCGGGCATGTCCTCGAGGATCTCGCCATCCGTTGGCTGCGTCTGGCCGGGTTCGAACTCCACACCCGCAAGAAGGACGGTAGCCAGTTTGGCTTCTCGGTCGCCGGTGGGCGAATCCGGGGGCACGTCGACGGCATCTTCAGCGACGGTCCAGCGGATCTCGGTCTCTCGTTCCCGATGTTGTTCGAGTGCAAGACGATGAACGACAAGAACTGGAAGGCGTGCGTCAAGTCCGGCGTGGCGATCAGCAAACCGGTCTATGCGGCGCAGGTGGCGATCTACCAGGCGTACATGGAGTCGTCGATTCCCGGCATTTCCGACCACCCGGCGCTGTTCACCGCGATCAACAAGGATACCCAGGAACTGTGGTTCGAACTCGTGCCGTTCGACGGGGGCTTGGCGCAGCGGATGTCGGATCGCGCGGTGCGAGTGATTCAAGCCACCGAAGCGGGAGAACTGCTGCCGCGTGGCTTTATTGACCCGAGCCACTTTGAGTGTCGGTTCTGCAGCTGGCAGGAACGCTGTGCCGGCGCCGGAGGTGGGCGATGAGCACCGCTCTGAAGCGTTGGGCGCCGCCGAGGCCGTTGGTGGGTTCACGGGTCATCGAGAAGGTGCTGCGCCGGCATGCCTCGGTCCAGGGCCCCGAGGCCGATCTCGTGGTGGCGGTCATCGCGCTGGCGATCGTCGATTGTCTTGATCGCGAGCCCTATCTGCGGGCCAGTGCACGGCGCTTTGTCACCGGCCGCCCTCTCGATGGGTGGACGGATCTCGTGGGCCTGCCTCCGGATTTCGTTCGCGAGATCGCCCGCAAGGGCGGTTATCTCGCCAGCGAAGAGGCGCACTGGGTCACGGTGCCTCGAAACCGGAAGACCCAGCCGAGCGTCGCTGTGAGCGAACGGGAGGTCGCCGATGCTTGACTTCAACGACGCGCCTACCGAGCACCGGGTCGATCTGGCGGCGCAACGGGACGACTTGCGTGCCGAACTGTTGGCACGCCTGCCGTCGGTGTTGATGGCGCTCTTTCCGGCCGGCAAAATCCGTGGCAGGACCTTCGTGATCGGCGATATAGACGGCAATCCAGGCGACAGTCTGGAGATCGTGCTCACCGGCGAGAAAGCCGGGCTGTGGACCGATCGCGCGACCGGCGAAGGCGGCGACGTGTTCGAGCTCATCGCCCGCCACTACGGACTGGATACCCGTACCGCGTTTCCCGCGGTGATGGAGGCCGCCGCCGGCCTGCTCGGTCGGGCACTGATCCATCCGGCGCTGGCGAGACATGAGGCGCCCCTCGACGAGCTCGGACCCTACACGGTCAAGTGGGATTATCTGAGTGCCGACGGTGAACTGATCGCCTGCGTCTATCGCTACGACCCGACGCCGGGGCGCAAAGAGTTCCGGCCCTGGGACGTGCGCGCCCGGATGTGCCGTGCGCCGGACCCGCGGCCGCTCTACAACCTGCCGGCTGTCGCGCAGACCGACACGGTCGTGCTGGTCGAGGGTGAGAAGTGTGCCGATGCCCTGATTCGCCAGGGCATCGTCGCCACCACGGCGATGAACGGCGCCAAGGCGCCGGTGGACAAGACCGACTGGACACCGCTCGCCGGCAAGGCCGTGTTGATCTGGCCCGATCGCGATGCGCCGGGCTGGGACTATGCCGAAGCCGCGGCGAGAGCATGTGTCGTTACCGGCTGCCGATCGGTGGCGATCCTCGTGCCGCCGACGGACAAGCCTGAGAAATGGGACGCCGCCGACGCGACGGACGAAGGTTTTGGTGTCGCTGCCTTCATCGCCGAGGGCGAACGGCGGGTGATCAAGGCGGCGGCGCCGGTGCTGCCGACCTTCAGCCTCGGCGCTCTACTCGATGACGATTCGCCGTTGCCGCCCGATCTCGTCGGGCCTCGCGTGCTGACGCCGGGCGGCATATTGGTCTTCGGTGGCGCTCCCAAGGTCGGCAAGAGCGATTTTCTGCTGTCGTGGCTCACCCACATGGCTGCCGGTGCGACGTTCCTCGGGCTGGAGCCGCCGAGGCCGTTGCGCGTCTTCTACCTGCAGGCCGAGGTGCAGTACCACTACCTGCGCGAACGGGTGAAGGCAATCAAGCTGCCGGCGCACCGGATTCCCGAGGCACGGGTGAATTTCGTGGCCACCCCGCAGCTGCGCCTGCTCCTTGACGATGCGGGTCTGGTGCAGATCATTCCGGCCATTTGCCAGGCCTTCGGCCAGGAAGCGCCGGACATCATCGCCATCGATCCGATCCGCAACGTCTTCGACGGCGGCGAAGGCAGCGCTGGGGAGAACGACAACGCCGCGATGCTGTTCTTCCTGTCGCAGCGCGTCGAACGCCTCCGGGATGCGGTCAATCCCGACGCCGGGATCGTGCTGGTGCATCACACCAAGAAGCTCGGCAAGCGCCAGTTCGAGGAAGACCCGTTCCAGGCGCTCTCCGGCGCAAGCAGCCTGCGCGGCTACTACTCGACGGGGATGCTGCTGTTTCGCGCGGACGAAACCCAGAGCCCGCGCCAGGTGCTCTTCGAACTGCGTAACGGACCGGCGATCCCGACCAAGCACGTCGACAAGGTCCAGGGCGTCTGGCGGGAAGTGACGCCCGGTCAGCGGCTAGTCCGGCGCGAGTATGGCGCCAAGTTGGATGCCGAGCGCCGGCGCAAGCGGGACGTGATTCTGCAGATCCTCTACGACGAGGCGGCCAAGGGGCGCTGCTACCTGTCCGGGCAGTTCTCGATGACCTTCGAGAACCAGGGCGGATTGGGCGCCGACCGGACGATTCGCGAACGGATCGCCGTACTCGCCACCAAGGGCTACATCAAGTTCTTCCGAAACGCCGAAGCGTACGGATTGCCTCGGCGCAAAGGCAACCGCCAAGGGTACCTCTGCGTCGAGGACATGCGCCTGAAGCGGATCACCGGGGAACCGGATCTGGAAACCGGAGAGCTTCCGGAGGAGGACGTTCCAGTCCTGCCGACGCACTACCTGTGCCCGCAGACGGGCATCTGCTTGCCGGTCGAGAATCCCCAGGAATGGGTCTACCAAGAGGAGGACGAGTCATGACAAATGCAAAAACAGGGTCGACCAGTTTGGCCGATTCAGGCCGGAAATTCCATGACCTTGTCCTGCCAAGCTCCGCCAAGCTAGGAGCTTGGCGGCCAATCTGCCAAGCTGCGCCAAGCTAGAAAGAGAAAAACCGATGATAGAACATGCACTTAACGAAAATTGCCAGCTTGGCATGAATTTGTCATGCCAAGCTTCCGCCAAGCTAGAAAACGCTTTTCAATCATGTGGTTATCGTAATTCTAGCTTGGCGCGCGTTCACCCTATCTTACAGATAGGTGGGCAATGCCCGCTAACGCGGCATTGCCCACCTCCAGCCAAACTCATATGTCATGCCGAGGTCGGGGAGGGCCAACGATGAAGAAGCAACCATTTTGTCATGGGGTGGAACCGGCTCTTCCGACAGAGTCGATGGACGGTAGAGGAGAAGCGGCATGAACCGAACTCTGGTACTGCCGGCGGAATCGCCCCGCTGTCTGCTAGCCCTCGACCTGGGCACGACCACCGGCTGGGCATTGTCCAGCCGCGACGGCCACATCACCAGCGGGTCG